ACGCCAAAGTGCGTTAATATTCCCCATGAACCGCCAGACGCAGTTGGGAATGTAACTAATGCAGTGTTAGTAGATGTACCACTTACATTAGTCCAACCACCTGTCATAGCAACACGTGCATAACCAAAACCAGAAACTTCACTTCCAGAATCATCATCCCCTGGTTCACTTGTATAAAGTGAAACATAAACTGTGGCTGGTGCCGCCCAAACTACACCATTAAGCATGTGCTCTAGGATTTTATCTTCAGCATAATTTGACAAAGCAGACATTAGATTCTCTGAATTCTACCTTGATCATACTTCTCAGTAGCACCAGACTTTAGTGCTGCTGTATTAACATCGCAATCACCACGATTGGCATACAAAAATGCCAAGTGTTCGTACACTCCAATGCGATATTGTTCGATGTTTCTTGGCGTTTGTGTAACGAAAATGATTTGTATGCCTGCTTCAACTTCATCTAAATCATCCGGCCAAACTTGATCCTCTTTGAGAAGCACTTCACTAAACTGATAGCCAGGCTTCAGATAGTAAACTGAAGTATCAATGGTAGTCAAGACGCTGCTAACCAAATATTTGATACTTGTTATTGATGCTACTTGACTCTTGCGTAGCAAAATCCTATCTTCAAAGCAATCCAAAGTCAGCTGCCAAGTTTTTGGACGCAAATCTCGTCCTGTATAACGCTCAGCATACTGGACAGTAGCAGCGATCATGTCTTGGATAACTGAGTTATCAGCATCATGTTCAACTTTCAAGTAAGCCTTGGCTTGCTTGAGTGAGATCGGCAATGTACCAGAATCATTAAGCGTGTACAAATATGACAGCGGCATATCTTACTTATCCCAAGCTTTCTTTTTGCCCTTCATTGAGTCATTGCTAATAAGTTTAGAAGCATCAGGATCAGCTTCGAGTTCAGCTTCTGCTTCAACTTTCTTAGAAGCACCATCACCTAAAATTTCTGCATTGCCAGATTCTTTCATAGCAATAGCATCAACTTCAGCGATGCCATCCATCTCTTGCCCTTCAACAAAATCGAATTGGCCACGAGCAATTTCTGAATGTGCCCATCGACCATTCTTCAAAAATTTTACTTTCATTTTATTCTCCAATACTGTCTTTGCGGGTTTGGAAGGTGGAGCGTACCACGTATCACTACGCAGCACGCTCCACCTCCATCATTCACTTACGACGTGGTTTGCTGATTAGCAACGGGTTTGCTCACAGGATTGCCGAGCAAAGCAAGAACGCAGAAGTCAGCAACAGGGGTCGCTGCGCCAACCAAAGTAAATCTCTGGAAGCGCTTCTTGCCCACGATGCCAACTCGGCGCACCTGATCATCATCAGTTGCAATCCAAGTGGGGCTACCACCAACGATGTTCGCGGCAGGAACAGCAGTTGCCGTTCCAAATCCCACAACATCGTCCTCTTCAAGAGTAGCACTGAATGTGCCAGTGGTGATGGTACCCACGTCAATGAGCCATTCAAATGACTCATAACCAAGCGTGTCGATGATAGCACTCACTGTGCTAGCACCAGCCGCCTGGCCATCGGTTGCTCCGATGCCTTTGACAACTTTAATGCTGGAATGAAGATCATATTCCATTTTCTTTCTCCTGCTGAAAGTTGAATTTCAGTTTAATGAACCAATGTTACGCCTTGAGCTTGAGAAGTTTGATGGCCTCAGGAAGCACAACCAAACCAGTGTTCCATCGGTTCATCGTGAACTCAACAATCGCAAACTTCTTGAGAGTGAGTTCATCACGAATGACGCTCATCCCAGTCCGATCAACAATGGTATACCCACGACGGAAGTCACCAAACGCGACTGCCAGCGCCTGTGAAGCTTCATCAGGCATGCTGTTAGCCAAAACGTAAGGGAATCCATTGAGCGTATTTGCCACCGGACCATTCAGCCCAGGCTGCCACAGGAACGAACCAGTGGTGGACTTGAGCACGCGAATTGCCGCCAAAGATCGACGATTCATCACGTACACAGGATTGTATCCCACCTTCAGGTCACCAGTAAGAGAAATGATATCATCTTCATAAATCTTACCAGCTGTTCCTGCTGCCGCACCTACACGAGCAGCAGCAACGACAGTAGCATTGACTGTGAAGCCAGCCGGCTGCTTAAAGCCAGTACCAGCAACAAAGCCATTGCCCTCACCGAACGCAAATGCTTCACCAGCATCGCTGGCAATTTCCGATTCCATATCGAATGCGGCATCCATCAGCATATCCTTGGTGATTGGCGTTGTGTGAGTCTGTCGATATGGCGTGACAGTTTCCGACTGGTAGGTGGAAGCACTATCTGCGCCTGTCTCTGCCTCACCTTCATAGGTAGCAGTGGGGATGGTATTGCGAATTGCCATCTCCATTGACTTCCCACTGATTGTTCTCACTCGCGAAATGGCACGAATGGGATCAATCTCGATGATTTTCTTGATAATCATGTTGTCCAGTTCGGACGGAACCAGAACACCACCATCAACTGCCGTATCAGTACGCAGCAGCACCTTCAGCTCAGGACTGAGAGCACGATCACCCTCCTTACAGAAAGTGTTCAGTGCTTTGTACTCATCCAGTTGCTTGTACCCATCAGGCGTCTCACTGTTCTTGTAGTTAATACCGCGTGCGATTTCAGCTTCAAGATCTGTGATCTGCGCCTTGAGCTCAGCCTGACGCTTGTCGTCAGATTCCTTCGCTTCAAGTCTTGCTTCCTTCAGCTCATTAACTGCAGCTTCCAGATTCTTTGCCTGCTGTTCGACAACTGTGAGCTTCTGATTCTTTTCTTCAAATGTATCAAGAACAGTATTCAGTCGCTCAATCTTGTCTTTGTCAACAAAACCTTTCTTCTCAACTTCACTGCGAAGCTCAGTGATGGCACTCATCACTTCCTTATTAGTCTGTTCATCAGCCATTGTTGTGGCTCCTATGAAATGTTTCTGATTCAATTTCAAAATTACACCACGGCATCAGCATCCCGCTGACCCCATAGCAGAATCCCTCTGCCGTCAAATCATTATTCCTTTCAACGCTTTCAATATATCTGAAGCACTTTCTGGTTCACGCAATCCATTGAACTTACTTGCCAGCTCAACGGCCGCACTTCTTGAGAACGCACCAGTGTCAGTTAAAGCACGTTCCAAATCTCGTTTCGTAAAAGTTTTGATCTCTTCAATTCCAAAGAATTGCTTTTCATCCATACCAAATGGAGATACCAAGCCCATCTTAGCATAATATTTTTCCAAATGCTGGATGACTCCGGCTGTATCCTCATCAGGAATACCAACGTTGCGACCCATGACTTCACTCGCTGCTCTAAAGATGGCGCGTGGAATGGCTATTAGCTTTCCATCAACAACGTCAGCAATCAAAAGTTTATATCCATCATAGCGCTCAACTCTATCTTCATCAAGCCAAACATACGCTTGTTTGAATTCAGCGCTTGGAGATTCTTTCGATTCTGTTAGCTGCTTCACTCTGTCTTTAGCAGCATTTGGGCTCCAGTTATACAATCTTGGTGCCAAAGGCAAGTCTTGAAATGGAATAGCAATTTTGACTTCAGTGATCATAGCATCTCTATTGAGAGGCTCATCAACGATGCTGCCTTCAATAATTTTGGCTTCATAAATTTCACGATAACCTTTCGTCAAGTTATCTTTAACCGCAATGAAGCCAATTGAGAAATCACTAAGCACACCTTGTAACGCCAACGAATGTGCTTCTCTACCCAATTGTGTATTGAGATTGATCTCGCCTCGACCAAACAGACCATGATCATCTTCACGAACTGATTCAATTGGAAAGCCACCAATTGTACGACCATGGTGATCCTTCAGTCTAATCGGTCGTGAGCGACGATCTTTATGTTCACTAATTGATTTTATAAATGCACCTTTATGGAATCGGTCTGGAACCCCATAACGACCACCTTGGTCTGGTGTCCAAGCTGCGATGTAACCTTCAACGATGCCAACATCAACACCATTGCGTTTGTCTTCTTTTATATCACAGATTTGTCCACCAAAGTTTTTGGTTTCAAACTGTTCCATTTTGGCCCTCGCTCAGGACTATCATAGTCTGATCAGTATTTTGCAATTCATCAAATGTCCAATTGTAAAATATTTCTCCGGGCTTGACTTCTGCGAATCCATCCAAGAACATTCCATCAACGTAACCACCAGTTTGTATCAGAATGGAATCTTTTGTTCTTTTAGTTATGAATCCCTCAAGCCTCATCTACTTCCTCAGTTTCATCTTCAATTGTTTCTGTTTCACTATCATCTGCTTTTGTTTCGGATTTTACATCACTGTAATCAGTTATGACTTCGCCAACAGGTGTTTTAATAACTTTGATATCACCTGCTCCCCAAACGAATTTATCTTTGGCCATTAGAAAATTGGCTCCACTGTTATGACTCGGCGTTTAATAATATCATCAATAACATCTACAGCGACATTTTCTTCAATGTCTAGAATTTTGTAACGCATGTTCCTTGGAAGCAAAAATTCACTCTCATCAGTATTCAAAAACAAAGCCTTGTCACCTTTGTTAAGACGCATTCTGATGATAGCAGTTTTAGTGTCAGTAGTTTTCCCCATGAACTCAGCGGCTAATTCACGATGGCCACTCCAGCTACCAAATCCTTTGTCTGAAAATTCCATTCCAATTTTCGGATTGATGCGTGCTACTGAGCTCGATGTTATGCCCCGATAAACTGTAATGTCTTCTTGAACTTTAGCTCCACTAATTGCTGTATCAATCAACTTGACACTATTCTTAATTTCAGCAACTGTTGGAACGATATCACCAGGATCAAGAGTAATTTCTTTTCCAGTCCTGAGATAACTATTTATGAAATCTGAATCAGTTACATAATTATCAATAGCATCTATGGTAGCAGCTCTTTGTTTTGCTGGCAGAACCTCATCAAATGGTTTCAGTCTAGCAATGATTGAATCATTCGGGGAAAACTGAGATTCAATATTGATGACATCAAAATCTGGAGACTCACTTGCTTTAGGCAAAGTTGCCTTTACTTTTGGTGATGTGGCATCATTCAATGGCCGCTTTCGCTTAGCAACTTTCTTTTTAACAGCTGCTTTCTTTTTAACAACTTTCTTTTTAGCAAGTTTTGTCACTGGACTAGCAACTTCACCTTCAGGTATAATTTCGACAGTGGCAACTCTGCGATTGACAGATGGACTTTGACCTTTTTTGAATGAAGTTTTGCGCATAACAGGAACATTGTCTTCAATTTCAACTATTCGGTATTTTGTTCCTCTGGGAAGTAGAAATTCAGCTTCATCAGCATCCAAAAACAAACTGTTTGATCCTTTCTTCAACTTCATCCTGAACATAACAGCATCTGGATCTATTTTGCTGATTCCATATTCAGTTCTGCGCATAAAATTAGCAGCAGTAACTCGCTCACCACTCCAACTTCCAATTGCATCATCAACAAATTCCATTCCAACTTTTGGATTAACTATTCTAGCAGCATGCCCACTGAGGCCGCGATACACTACTGTGTCCTCTGCTGTCACGCCTAAAGAAATTGCTTTATCAATAGCTTTGATTTGCTTCTTTACTTGCGCTACACTTAAACCACGATCTTCAAACAGATGTCCAGTTCTTAAAACTGAATTGATATTTTCAGAATCACCAATATACTCTTCAAGACCATCTATCGCATTAAGCAGTTCACTCTCTTTGAGCCCAGCTTTGTTTCTTAGATAAGTTTCATAATCATCAAGCGCTTCCATTTTCTTAGCAGTGAGTCTTTTGTTCAAAGTTTTCATTGCAAAATCAGGTGACTCACTTGCCTTAGGCA